ATGGCCAGGAACTCCCTCGGGATCGACAAGCGGCCGGCCGACACGCGCGTCGTCGTCGCGATGTCGGGCGGCGTCGATTCGTCGGTGACGGCGGCGCTGCTGCGGGAACAGGGTTATGATGTGGTGGGCGTCACCCTGCAACTCTACGATCATGGCGTCGCCATCGGAAAAGCCGGCGCATGCTGCGCCGGCCAGGACATCGCCGATGCCCGACAGGTCGCCGAGCGGCTGTCCATTCCCCACTACGTGCTCGACTACGAAAGCCGCTTTCGCGCCGAGGTGATGGATTCATTTGCCGATTCCTATGCCCGCGGCGAGACGCCGGTGCCGTGCATCGCCTGCAACAGGACGGTGAAGTTCCGCGATCTGCTGCGCACCGCACGCGAGCTCGGGGCCGAGGCGCTGGCGACCGGTCACTATGTCCGGCGCGTCGAGGGCGCCCAGGGCGCCGAGCTTCACCGCGGCGCCGATCCGTCGCGCGACCAGAGCTATTTCCTGTTCGGCACGACACGCGAGCAGCTCGAGTTCCTCCGCTTCCCCTTGGGCGACCTGCCGAAGGCCGAGACACGCGCGCTGGCGCAGCGGTTCGACCTCGCGGTCGCCGACAAGCCGGACAGCCAGGACATCTGCTTCGTGCCCAACGGCGACTACGCCGCCGTGGTCCAGAAGCTTCGGCCGGAGGCCGTCGAGCCCGGCGAGATCGTCGACCGGGAGGGCAGAGTGGTCGGCCGGCACGACGGCGTCGTGCATTTCACCGTCGGCCAGCGCCGCGGGCTGGCACTCGGCGAGCGCACCGGCACCGACAACGAGCCGCTCTACGTCGTTCGGCTGGAGCCCGAGACGCGTCGTGTCGTGGTCGGGCCGCGGTCGGCGCTCGGACGGCGCGACGTCGTGCTGCACGATCTCAACTGGCTCGGCCCGGCGCTTGACGGCGTCCTGCCGGTCCGGGTGCGCGTGCGATCGAGCCAGGCGCTGCGTCCGGCAACCATCGAGCCGTCCGACGGGGGCGGGGCCATCGTGCGGTTTCCCGAACCCGAGATCGGCGTCTCGCCGGGGCAGGCGTGCGTCGCCTACGATGCCGGGCAGGGCAGCCGCCTGCTGGGCGGCGGCTTCATCGGGCGCTTTCCCGGATGAAGCTCGACCACCTCAACCTGCCGGTCAGCGATCTCGCGCGTTCGCGCGCCTGGTACTCACTTCCTTGACAGCTTCACGACTGGGCGACTAAAAGCGCCCACCCGTGGCTGGGTAGCTCAGCTGGTTAGAGCACGGCACTCATAATGCCGGGGTCGGCGGTTCAAGTCCGCCCCCAGCTACCAACCCCCTCGGTAAGCCACTGAAACCATTACACCTTGACGATGGTGGGACACGGTAGGACCACGCCGGTGGGACTTCAGTACGGGAACGCAGCGGCAACTTATCGCCTGAACGCCAACAGTGGAGCGGCCTGCGCGGCGAGCTTCTTGCGGTTGGCGGCGCGGGTGTAGCGCACTGCCTCTTTCTCGGTGACCCACCCGAACAGCGACATGAGTTGGTTGACCGTGGCGCCGTTCTCGGCGGCATGGACTGCGGCCGCCTTGCGCACGCCGTGGCTGGCCAGGCCCTTCGGCAGGCCCGCGTCGGCGCACCAGTCCTGCACCTTGTTGCCGAACCCGTTCACCGTGAACGGCACGCCGCGCTCGGTGACCAGATAGGTGAAGGGGCCGAACAGGTGGCGGCTCGCGTCGAGCACCTCCTGCAGGGCTGGGATGACCGGAATGTCGCGCACCTTGGGATCGGCGCCGCGCTTGCGGCTGCCCTTCGTCTCGGTGAAATGCAGGAGGCCGGCCGTCTCGTGGGGTGGCCCGAGCTTCACCACGTCGGAGCGGCGCACGCCGGTGTAGATCAGGAGCGCGAGGTAGAGCCGGGCCTTGGTCCCGACGGGGTGGGCGGCCTCGAACTTCTCGATATCGGCGATCGTCCACGGGCGATGCCCTTCGGTGCTGGCCGGTGGCAGGTAGGCGACGAGCTGCGCCGGGTTCTGCTTCGCACGATGCTTGGCGATCGCCCACTTGAACAACTGCCGCAGCGCCTTCACCCGGTTGTTCGCGGCGCCCGGCTTGTCGAACTTCTCGTCGCGCAGCTCCTCGACGTGCCGCGGCTCCATCCTGGCAAACTCGAGCGTGCCGCGCTGCACGCCCTTCTTGGGGTGGACTGACCGGCACATGTCCTCGAGGAGCAACCGGCGCTGATTGCCCGTGCCCTTGTCGAGCAATCGGAACTCGGCGCTGGCGACGTAGGCGAGGCACAGGCCGCGCAGCGTGTCAGGGCCGATGGCGCGCGCCGACGGCGGTTGCGCCTGGCCTGCGGTCGCCTTCGCGGCCTCGATCTCGGCCAGGAAGGCGGGCGTCCCCGGCGTCTCGCGGAGGCGGACCTTCGGCTTGCCCTTCACGCGGTAGTAGAGCCGCACGTTGCCGTGACGATCGCGGTCGGCGATGACGTTCGGAAGGTGAAGGTTCACGGCCCTCAGTCCCAAGGGTTTTCCTCCCCGACATCCGGCAGCGCGTCGAACGCCGTGTCAAGGGCACGGACATCCCACACCCGGCGGGCGTCGATCTCCTTGGCCTTGGGCATGCGGCTGTCGGCGACCATCTCATCGAACTTCGTGGCGCTGACCCCGACGTACACGGCCGCCTCCTCGCGCGACAGCCCGCGGCGTGGCTGCGACGACCGGCGCAGCTCGCGGGTTGGCGACAGGGGGCGGAGGTCGTTCATTGCAGCGCCGGCTTCCAGTGCGTCGGTGCGCCTTCGGGATGCTCTTCGCTCCAGCACATTCCGCCGCCGAGCAAGACCCACGTGCCGGGCGTCGTGTTGAACGGCCAGTTCACGCGCTCAGGATCCCACTTCCATGGCGCCTCGCCGATCCCGCAGGCTTCCGCCCACAGAAAGACGGTCGTGCCGTCGCGAGGAGCCGTCGACAGCGGCCTGTAGCCATCCGGCACGCGCTCGCTCACCCCATCCTCCCTGTGATCGCCGTCCGCACGCGCCGCTTGAGCCGCCAGACGTCGTCGCGCGTCAACGTCACGCCGGTAAACTCCATGATCACGGCGTCGGCGCGCTGGAGGGCGGCTTCGTCAACCTGTGCATTCTCTGCACGAGTTGCCGGCGGCACGGCGCCACCTGTAGTTGTTTGCGTCTTTTGCAAAGAAGTCGGCTCGGGGCGGCGATTCCACAGGTCGTAGAATACCGGCCAGACGACGTGGTGCTGCAGCGCGCAGACGCGCCCTTCCTCGGGGCGGTGCGGGTGTTGCATGCCGACGATGCACAGCTGATCGCCCGGCTGTCGTTTCCCCCATACGCTTTCGAGCGCCACCCCGCACAGAGGGCACGGCTCCAGCTTCGGCTCGGTCATGCGGACAACCTCGCTGCCCGCTCGAACTGTTCGTACATCACCGGGTGCATGATGATCGTGTCGCGGGTCATGAAGATCGCAGGCACCTTCCGGAACTCTCCGCCGAAGCGCTTCATCAGCTTCTTCCGGATGCGCTTCGACCGATGCTTGCTATACGGGAACAGTCGCTCTTCCGTCGCCTCAAGGGCGTTCTCCGAGACGATCAGGCGAAGCCCCATGATGTTGCCGAGGCTAGGGGGCGCGACGATCATGCCGGCACCCTTTCGCCAAGGCCGGAGATCGATCCATGTGCCCATGGCGCGATGACCGGGCGTCGATCGTCCGGAACGCGATGCTTGCCGCGCGCCATCGGGTGCAGCGGATAGCCGCTACCGGACAGGCCTAGGCAGAAGGTCCGCAGCAGCTTGTCGCGCGGCCCCTCGGGATCGTTGATGGCGTCGAACATGTGCTCGACCATCACATCGAACTCGTAGCCGTTCAGGCCGACAGTCGACAGCGACGCGCCCCAGGCGATCATCGCTGCATCCCTGTCGGCGAGTTCCTTGGCGACGATGCTCCAGTTCTCGAACAGGGCATCGCGGGCGCTCCAGTCCGACCGCTCGTCCCACTTCAGCCACTCGATCAACTCCCTGGGCTTCGCCGTGATCTTCGGGACCACGTTGAGCAGCAGCGCGCCGCCGAAGCCCCAGCGGTACGAGAAGCGGCAGACGCGGCGAGCGGTCATGTCGAACTCGCGCGTGGTGCCGGCCTCAGCGGGATTGAGCATGATCCAGGGCAAAACCGGGTCCGGGTTCCAGCGATACGTCAGCGTGAAGCGATAGCCCAGCTCGGCGCGCACGCTGGACGCGACCATCACCGGATCTCCCGAGCGCTCAAGCGGCGAGGTCAAGAGCGAGGCGATGGAAACCTTCATCTCACCACCTCCCAAATCAGCAACACTACCGGCGCCAGCACCATCCCCAGCCCGGCCATGACGGCGAGGAAGCCGGCAAAGAGCGCCCAGAACACGCGGATGGTGGCGCGCCAGGTCATGCTGCCACCAAGGCGTTGCGGCGATTGTCGATCGCGCGATTGTAGTCAACGAAATTTCGGACCTTCCGCCATGCGTGCCCGTTCACCCATCGCTGGACGTCGTCGAGCAGCTGGGCCGTCCAGTCGAACGCCACCTTGGGCTTCTTCTCCAAGGCGTTTAGGGGGATGAAGCGCTGCACGTACGGCTCGGCGCCCCAGGCGAAGATCTTCTCGATGCGGTCCATGCAGACGTCGAACGGCTCGCGGCCGATCATTACATAGACCTGCTTCCGGCGAGCCGGAACATCGCGGAGCATGTGACACACGCGCCGTACGGCATCGCCCTCGGTTGCCTCATCGAAACCGAACCGCCACGGCCCGCGGTTGATCGGCGTCCATCGGGCGAGCACTTCGTCATCGAACGTCGTCGGCTCAAAGCCGGAATTGGCGTCCAGTAGCGGCACGCCGGCCCGCGTGTAGCGCTCGATGATGTGTCGCTGGTGCTCGGCCGGGAGCGCCGATAGGTTGTTGTCGCACAGGACGGGGCGCGGCTCGAAATCGGCAAGCGGTGTCAGCGCGCCCTCAAGCAAAGGCACGATGCAGAACGCGCAATTGAGGGAGCATCCCCGGCTCGCGAACGTGGCCATCGGATTGTGGCGACGCACGACGTCGGGGAGATCGCCGGGAACATCCACCATCTTGCCGCGTCGCATCACGCGCTTTCGTGGAACCTCGGCAATGTCGTCGAGGTAGGCAAGATGCGTGGTGAAGGCCGGCCCGCCCGCCATCACATGGCAGCCGATTGCCCTGTAGTATTCGGCCACCTTGCGGGCCTTCGGCAGGTCCCAGGTGAACACCACCGACAGATACGCCGTGCTGCCCTCGCGCCAATGCACGACGCCCTTGGCCCACTCGCCGCGTGTCCACGCGACGTCACCCACGGTCGCCCTCCCTCTGCAGCCCTGCGCCAACGTTCCACAGGCCCTGCGCGCCGTTCATGGGCACCGGCTCGTCGAAGTGCTGGATCTCCGACAGCGGCCAAGCCCAGTTGCTCTGCTCGATCCGAGTGCTGTCGGATTGGAAGGCCTCTGGCCACAGGTCGCAAGGCGCGCACGGGCGTGCCCAGGAGCGCCGTGCCGAGCGCCATCTTGCGGGGAAAGACGCTCGGCGATGCGAGGGCGCGCTCCAGTACTGGCACCGCCTTGTCGGCGAGCAGGCCGGTCAGATGCGTTCGGCCGGCCGAGCTTCCACAGCAGGACCTTGATTTCCCGCTGGTCCATCCTGGGCGCACCGGCGTGGATCACGATGCGCTGGCCGACGATCGACCGCGGCGCCGGCCAGGAGCGGAATTCGTAAGGCTTCGCGCCAGACATGATCAGGCTCGCCCACGGCTGCCAGATGGTGACGGCCTTCACGTCGCGCCCTCCTGCAGCCTCTCCAGCGTCGCGATCGCCGCGTCCAGGGCCACGTTCTGGTAGTCGGCGTTCTTCTGCTTCAGCGTGCCCTTGGCGACCAGCATCGGGTACACGCGGGATCGCATCGCGCGCTCGCGCTTCAGCTCGGCGATCTGCGCGGCCAATGACGGCGCGGGAAACTGGGCTGTCATTGAATGTGCTCCATGCAGGTGCGGACATCGGCGACCAGCTGCTTGTCGTCGACCAGGGCGAACAGCTTGTCGTAGCTCCACTTCGTGTCGCGGAAGATCCGGCCATCGCGGTCGCCGTCGTCGCCGCTGCGCAGGCAACCCAGCAGGTCGGCGGCGATGTCTTTGTCCTGCTCGTTCTCGATGGTGAACCGGTCGAAAGCGTTCTGTACCCGGTAGAAACCCTCAGACCAGTCGCCGCGCGTCTGGCTCCCGGCCACGGCGAGGTCCAGATACTTGTTGCGCCTCTGGAGCGTGTCGAGCGCATCGGACCAGTCCGCATCCTCCGGCAGCCCATGCCGCAAGATCACGGCCGCCAGCGCCAGATCCGCCTTCCGCGCGGCGATCGCATTCAACCGGGCTTGCTCCACGGCCTGCTTCTCGCGTTCGACCTTCGGCTTGGCTTCTTCGATCGCTTTGAGCAGCTCGGCACGTCTGCGCTCCACGCGGTCCCATCCGTCGCTGATCGGGAAATTGCGCTTCAGGTCGCCGAGGTAACCGGCCTCGTGACGATTGCGCTTCGGAAAGCGAGACCGGCTGTTGTGATCGATCTCGCTGTACTCATCCGGGATGCCGGCGGCCTTCATGAGCGACACGATCAGGTCGCGCATCTTGCGATTGTGCTCCAGTGCGACTGCGTTCGCCGCGTGCGTCGCGACGTCCTGCCTGTAGGCGCCGGTTACTAGCTGCTCGAAAGAAGCCACGGCGCCTTCGAGCGTAGGCTTGCGGTAGCTGGTCGGCGGGTTGGCCTGATAGTGCTCCGGCGTCGACCAGCGCACTTTCAAGATGGCCTCGCACATGGTCACCGGGCGCGCCGGCTCGATCTCCTGCGCGGCGAGGGACGGCGGCGGGAACGCGGCGGTCATGGCTTGATCTCCCGCAACACCAAGCCGCCCATGCGCAGGTGCTCTTGCATGCCGGTCTTGTAGGTTGGCCACGATGAAGGATCGGGCTTGAACCATTCGTGAGACGCTCGCATGCGCCCATCGAACACCCGATACATGCTCGACTGCATCGTGCCGGTGCAGTTCTCGGTCGCCCGGCACTTCATCATGAAGGGCGTCGTGCCTTCGTCGAGGTCGCGGGTCACGATGTGGCCGCGGCACTTCTCGCAGACGTAGATGTTCTTGCGGCCGTCTGAGCTGGTCATGGTTGATCCCCCTTGGGGCGTCGAGGGCACGGCCCGCAGCGCGTCGGCGCCTCCGGGAAGTCGGCCGGCGGGCAGTCGCTGCAAAGCTTGCCCCGGAGCGATCGGGCAATGGCGCGGTCGATCCTGCGAGCCTCTTCCGCGTCCATCCGCTCCTGGCTGATGTACGTGTAGCGAGCCATCACGCTGCCTCGGCCTGGTCGGGCGGGCCGTCCATGTCGGGCATGTCGCCGTCGACCTTGGTCCGGTGGGCGTTGACGGCCCGGTAGAGCCGCGCGTGCTCCTCAGGCCGCTTGTCGAGTAGCCACGCGACTTGCTTGGCGGCCGTCTCGCCGGTCAGCAGCGTGTTAATTTCCCCGCCCGTCTTGGTGGCCTGAACATCGGCGATCAGCTTGTCGACCACCTGCTCGGCCTTGCTCTTGCCCGACGGGCCGACGCCGCCGATGTCGTCGCCTCGAGCCCAGGCGGCGAGCTGCTGGCCGGCTTCCTCGCCGATCAGCTCACCGTCGGGGAAGAGGTGCAGGTGCTGGCGCTGGATCTTGCGCGGCAGGTCGTAGTTGACCCGGCCGGGCTTGTCGTTCGCCAGCGTGATCATCGTGGTGAGTTCGAACATGAACCGGGGATCGCCGATCGGCGTCCAGCCGAGGGCGATCGGCTTGCCGCCCTTGGCCACGCCGGTCTTCTCTTCGGCCCTCATGCAGAACACGATGGGAATGCGCCGCTGCAGGAAGCTGTTGATCATGGCCTTGTGAGCCGTCTTCGGCTTGATCCAGGCGCTCATGTTCTTGGACATGTCGTCGCCCATGATCTCGTCGTGCATCGCCAGCACGCCGCCCTCGCCGGCCCATTCGTGGCTGAAACTGTCGATCACCAGCACCCCATAGCCGGCTTCCTCGGCATCCTTGGCGGCCTGAGCGAACCTTTCCGGGCGAAACGGTGCGAGCATGTCCGACACGTCGAAAGCGAAGTCGCTGGCGTAGTGGGACATGCGCCGCCCTTCGGTGTCGATCGCGGCGATTCGCTTGCCGCCGGCGATGCCCTTGGCGATGCGCAGGGCAGAGTATGTCTTGCCTGATCCGGTGCCCCCGGCGATGCCGACGAACAGGCCGACGCCCTCGCGCTTGGCCGGGCTGAACTTGAACACGTTGCTCATGCTGCTTCTCCTGTCATGTTCAGTGGGGACTGCCACCGAGCCAGTCGATCGAGGAGGATCGAATTGTTGAGTTCTGTGCGCATCGCCCGCCAGTCGGGCAGCTCGACGCGCGATATCTTCCGCGAGTAGCCGGGCCAGTGGCCGGTTGCGATGCAGGTCGACCACATGCGGATCGCAATATCGGCGCGCTGGCTGGCCAGCTCGAGCGCGCGGCCGTCGAGGCCGACGATCGACAGCGCATAGGGCGGGTCTTGCTCCTGCACGACAAAGACGAAGGTGATCGACCGAATGGACGGGATGAGCTTGCGCAACCCGCGCTCGTAGAACGCCGCCTGGATGTCGTAGCCCTGCTCGAAGATCGTGCGCGCGAAGTCGTCGGGATGCGCGCTGCCGGCCGTGGTCTTGTAGTCGGGCACGATGACGTGTCCGCCCTCGCGCACGATGCGCGGCATGAAGTCGATACGGCTGCGGCACCAGGCGCCCGGCTCCTGCCAGACGGCCGTCATCTCGGCGTCGCCGGCGTCGAAGATGCCGGAAAGCTCGGTGTCGGCGAGCTGCTTGCCGCACGCGAAGGCGATCGCCTGAGCCGTCTCGTAGTCGGCTGATAAAAGGGGGATAAAACCGGCGTCCCGCGCTTCGTCGCGCCGGGCCTTCGCATCCTTCGTCCGGTAACTGTCGGCCTCGATGACCTTCACGGTGCGCCCCTGGCCGAGCACGAGGGCGTGCGTCGCGCTGCCGATCTCGCGGGTGCGGTCGCTCGTCTCGTCCAGCGTCCATGCCGTGTTGAGCCTCGGGTGCGCTTGGCGAGCATGCAGCGGCGACCGATCGAGCATGATCCGGGCCACGCTCGACGAAAGGCTCGCCTGCTCGCACGGATCGGCGTGATACACGTCATCCGGGATGCCGGGATGGAGACCGGCGCCGAGCGTGATCATGCCCCCTCCGCCCGCTCTGCCAGCTTGTGATTGAGCAGGTCGGCCAGCGCCTCGACCTCGGTCGCGCCCCAGCCGCAGCCGCGCTCTTCATCGCCGTCGACCCATGCCCGCCAGTCGAACGACCGGACGGGGATCGGCGGCGGCTCATGGCGGGTCAGGATCTTGGTCGCGGACCGATCGACGCGGACCCACCAAAGGCACTGGGCACCGCCGCCACCGATGAACGTCGCGCCGGACTGGAGCGACGCGGCAATGTCGTCGAGCTCGGCCGGCGACAGGGCGTCTTCGTTGTCCCGGCAGAACTCCGCCCAGGTCGAGGGGTGGCCGTCCGCGTAGAGTGCGTCGGCGACCACGATGCGTGTCGCGGGTGCGAGCGTGTTCATAGGACAACCTCGTTCAGGTTCTTCGTGCTCTCGATCTCGGCCGCGACCTCGCGCAGCCGGTCGAGCTTCCACTGCGCGGCGGAGATTTCTCGCTCAGTGGCGGCCGTGCGCTCGGCGACCACGACGCGCATGCGTTCACGGCTGCGCTGGGCGCCCTTGCGGACGTAGAAGTTGCCGGTCGACGAATTGGCGTGGTTGAGGTTCACGCAGTCGGCGGCGTCGTAGTAGTTGGCGTGATAGTCGGGCCGCTTCTCCAGGTCGGCGAGGTTGCCGAGATGGGTGAGGTCCAAGGCCTTCTCGGCGTCGGCAACCCACCACCACGCGCTGTCAGTGACGCTGCCACCCCAATACGTGTCGATCAGGAGGCCGTTCTTGGCGATGGCGAGCTGAGACTTGCAGTGGTCGCCATCGCCGTCACCCGCGCCAGCTCCGAAGGCGAGCGATAACCTCGACCCGGACCCAAAGGCTCCCAGCCCGTCGCCCGCAGCCGACTGGCCCGACGACTGGCGCACCAAGCTCGCCGGCGGCGACGACAAGGTCCTGAAGCGGCTCGAGCGCTACGCCTCGCCGCTCGCCGTCCGCGACGCCCTGTTCGCCGCGCAGGACAAGATCCGGAGCGGCTCGGTCAAGTCCAAGCTGCCGGACAACCCGACCGAGGCCGACGTGAAGGCCTGGCGCGCGGAAAACGGGATCCCCGAGACGCCGGAGGGCTACGACACGAACCTCGGCGAGGGCCACGTCTGGGGCGAGGCCGACAAGCCGCTGCTGCAGAGCTTCACCGCGGCCGCCCATGCAGCGAACATCCCGCCCGATGCCGTCAAGCCGATGCTCAAGTGGTACGAGGGGCTCGCGGTGAAGCAGGCCGAGGCGCGCCAGAACGCCGACGCCGAGTTCAAGAAGGCCAACGTCGACGAGCTGCGCCAGGAGTGGGGCGCCGACTACCGGATGAACCTGCGCGTGGTCGACGAGTTCTTCGAGGCGATGCCCGACGAACTCGGCCAGGTGCTGCTGAACGCCCGCGATGCCGAGGGCCGGCCGCTCGGCGCCAATGCCGCCTTCCTCAGGTGGGCCGCACAGATGCAGCGCGAGGCCAACCCGCTGGCGACGGTCATCCCCGGCGGCGGCCAGAACTCCATGCAGGCGATGGAAGGCGAGATCGCCAAGATCAAGGTCGCCATGGCGGACCCCGATTCGGAGTACTTCAAGGGCCCAAAGATCACGAAGGACGGCCGCACCGAGACCAAGATGGCGTGGCGGTACTACGAGCTGTTGCAGGCCCAGGAGCGCGTGCAGGGCAAGCGCCAGTAGGGACCGCTTTTGGAAGGAACAGGATGGCGGGCGTATCTTCCCCGCCATCACTCGTACGCGAGGCCCCTTAGCGACCCAGGGCCGGCCCCTCGAAAGGCCACCCCGGAACTGAGAGCGAGGCATCCCCGACGCGGAGAGCACACCTCACATCGGGGATGTTCCCATGGCGGACACCGCCTTTCAGACCCAGTACCGGCAGGAGTTCATCGCCGGCTTCGAGCAGCGCGAGACGCTCGTTCGCAAGACGGTCACGACCGAGGCCGTCATCAAGGGGAATTCGGCCGTCTTCCAGGTCGCCGACAGCGGCGACGCGACCGCCGTCACCCGCGGCGTCAACGGCCTGATCCCGGCGCGCGCCGACAACCTCAACCAGCTGACGGCGACCCTCGCCGAGTGGCACGACCTGGTCCGCAAGACCTCGTTCAACGTCTTCGCCAGCCAGGGCGACCAGCGCCGCATCATGCAGATGACCACCATGGCCGTGGTTAATCGCAAGATCGACAGCGACATCATCGTGGCGCTGGAGACGGGCACCCAGGACACCGGCGCCGCGGCGACCATGTCCCTCGACCTGGCGATGTACGGCAAGGTCATCCTCGGCAACAACGACGTGCCCATGGACGGCAACGTCTTCTCGCTGATCACGCCGGCGGCCGAGGCCTACCTGATGCAGACCAAGGAGTTTGCGTCGGCCGACTACATCAGCCGCGCCAAGCCGTTCGAGAGCAACGGCGGCATCATGACGGCCTTCCGCTGGGCCGGCGTGACCTGGATCGTGCACCCGAACCTCACCGGCAAGGGCACGAACGCCGAGAAGTGCCTGATGTACCACCGCAACGCGATCGGGCACGCGCTCGACAAGGACCAGCTGCAGAGCCCCGTCGGCTACGACGAGGAGCAGGACTATTCGTGGGCCCGCTGCACCGGGTTCTTCGGCTCGAAGCTGCTGCAGAACGCTGGCGTGGTCACGCTCCTGCACGATGGGTCAGCTTATGCCGCGCAGTAGCGGCTGAAGCACACATCATGACCCCAATCTCTCACGCCACTGCCCGCGCTTCAGGTCTCACCCGGTACTTCACCGGCGTGGCCTGCAAGCACGGGCACGTGGCGGAGAGGTTCACGAGCACCCGCGCGTGCGTCACTTGTCTCGGGCAAAAGGCCAAGGACTGGAAGAAGTCCAATCGCGCCAAGGCAACGGCAACGAGCCGAGCGTGGAATGCCGCCAACCGAGAGCGGTCACGCGCCTTCAAGAACGCTTGGAGCAAGGCCAACCCCGAAGGCCAGGCGCGCCGCTCACGTAAGTGGTATCTAGCCAACAAGCAACAGGCCGATGCTGCGAGCAGGCGGTGGCTGGCTGCCAATCCGGAGCGAGCCAAGGCAACTCACCAAGCATGGCGCAGCGCCAACCCGCACAAGCTGTCGGCTGCAGCCGCGCGTCGCCGCGCTGCCGTGTTGCTTCGCACACCAGTCTGGGCCGATCAGAGCAAGATCGAGGCCTTCTACGAGCGGGCCCGCATCCTGACGGTCGAGACGGGGATCGAGCACCACGTCGATCACATCATTCCGCTTCAGGGCAAGACCGTGAGCGGGCTCCACGTCGAAACCAATCTCCAGATCCTGCCGGCCCTCGACAATCGGTCAAAGAGCAACCGTTTCGAGCCGGTCACTCTGGCGCACTGAGGAATTTGCCATGGCCTACGCAGTCACCAACCCTCCGGCCCTGATGTCGACCAGCCCGCTCACGGGCCCCGGCAAGCACTGGTCCTATCGCTCGACCGATGTCGCGACCGACGTCGATGCCGTCGGCTACTTCACCAACGGCTACGACCTCGGCATGCGCGTGGGCGACATCGTGTGGGTGTTCGACACGGACACCAACGACGTCATGACCATCCATCGCGTGATCACCGCCACCGTCGGCGGTGCCGTGACGGTGTCGCAGACGGGTCTGACGGTCACCTGAGCCCGCGTTCCTGCGGGCTCCGATAGTCCCCCGGCCATCCGGTCGGGGAAAACTGGGATGCCGCCGCCTTCACCGCGTAGCGTTCCGTGGTGGTGGCGGCATTTCCATGAGAGAGGAGAACGCAGTGAACCTTCGTCCGCATCTGCTTCGCGAGGCCGAGTATCGCCGGCAGGTCTACCAGGTGGTCCTGGAGCCAGGCACCACGCTCGATCATGCCCTGCAGCCCGAGTTCTGGGCGCACGTTTCCCGCAAGCTCAAGGTCCGGGACCGTATCGAGGTCCATGCCCAGGATGGCTCCTGGATGGCCGAGCTGCTGGTGCGCCGCGCCGGCCCGGTTTCGGCCTCTGTCGGGCTTATCTCCAAGGTGACGTTCGACGCAGCCGCGCCGCTCGCCGGGGCCGAGGGCGTCGAGATCAAGTGGCGCGGTCCCTCGGTGAAGTGGTCGGCAATCCGGACGGCCGACAAGGCCGTGCTGGTCGAGAATCTCGACACGCGCGAGGAAGTCGAGGCCTGGCTGAAGAAGCCGCAGGGCGGCGCGTTGGCGGCCTGAAGGGGGCTGCTGTGAAGTTCGATCTCACCGGCCAGCGCTTCGGGAGGCTGACCGCCGTCAGCTTCCATGGGATGACGGGTGCTAAGAGCCGGCACTACAAGTGGACGTGTCGCTGCGACTGTGGCGACGCCAAGGTTGTGGATGCCACTCACCTCCGTTCTGGCGACGTTCAGTCGTGCGGCTGCCTGCGGCGCGAAAGAATTTCCGCTCGCCGAACCTCTCACGGGGCGACGCGAGGCTATAAGCCGACCAAAGAGTATGTCGCGTGGCGCTCTATGCTCCAGCGGTGCGACGACGCGAAATGCAAGTCGTATCCTTACTACGGTGGCCGCGGCATCACGGTCTGCGATCGCTGGCGGCAATTCGAGAACTTCCTCGCCGACATGGGCAAGCGGCCGCGCGGGATGTCCATCGAGCGGAAGGACAATGATGGCAACTACGAGCCCGGCAACTGCAAGTGGGCGACCAGAAGCGAGCAGGCCCGCAACACGCGCCGGACGGTTCACGTAACCGTTGCCGGCCGGACTATGCGCCTGAGAACGGCGTGCGAAGAGCGTGGCCTGTCCTACAACATGGTGAGGCAGCGACTTCAAACATACGGCTGGAGCGTCGAGCGCGCGCTCGGGAGTAGCCCGTGACAGACCGCCTCAGCCTCTACTCGGGCGCCCTCAGAGAATGCGGCGATCGGAAACTGGCAAGTTTGTCCGAGAACCGTGAACCCCGCCGCCTGCTGGATGACGTCTGGCAGAGCGGCGAGGGCATCATCCGCTATGCCCTGCAGCGCAAGCAATGGCGCTTCGGCCGGCGCACGGTGGAGCTCGCGCCCGAGGCGGCGATCGAGCCGGCCTTCGGCTACACCAACGCCTTCGCCTTCCCGACCGATCACTGCCGGACCTGCGCGGTGTGCAGCGACGAGTTCCTCAAGGTCCCGCTGCTCCAGTACCAGGTCGAGGCCCGCTACTGGTATGCCGACATCGACCCGCTCTACGTCTCCTATGTGAGCGACGATGCGAGCTATGGCGGCAACCTCGCCGACTGGCCGCCCAACTTCGTGCTGTGGGTCGAGACGCACATGGCGAGCCTGATCGCCGGCCGCCTCACCGGCTCGAAGGCCAACCGCAACGACCTCATCAAGCTGGCGTCGATGCGGTTGAAAGAGGCCGCGAGCACCGACGCCATGGAAGGCCCGACGACGTTCCCGCCGGTGGGCAGGTGGGTGCGCTCGCGCATGGGTGACCGCAGCAGGCTCGACCGGGGCAGCCGTAGCCGGCTGATCGGGTAGTGGCCGACCGCGCACTCCTGGCCATGAATCGCGGAATGGTATCGCCGCTGGCGCTCGCCCGCGTCGACCTCAAGCGGCTCCAGCTCTCGGCCGAGATCCAGCGCAACTGGATGCCGCGCGCACTGGGGCCGATGATGCTCAGGCCCGGGCTCGGCTTCCTCGCCAGCACGCGCAGCGACGCGGCGGCGAAGTTCGTCGAGTTCATCTACTCGTCCTCGTTCACGGCGCTGGTCGAGCTGACCGACCTTTCGATGAGGGTGTGGATCGACGACGTCGTGGTGCGCCGGCCGGCCGTGACCTCGAAATTCAACCGCTGGAACGGCGCGGCGTTCGTCTCGTCGAGCGACGTCACCTCGACCTTCGTCGACGCGACCGATACCGGTTACTGGAAGGATAACGACGAGAGCGGGGCGACCTCGCAGTTCAACGCCGTCGATGGTGGCGTCCTGCAGCTGCTCGGTAACGGCACGAACGCCGCGATCCGCGACCGCAGCATCGCGGTGGTCGAAACCGGCGTCGAGCACTCGATCGTCATCAACATCGGTCTCGGCTCTGCCGTGCTGTCGATCGGCACCACCGAGGGCGCCGACGATCTGTTGGCGGAAAAGCTGCTGCGCAAGGGCGCCCACTCGATCAGCGTGACGCCGTCGGGAGCGACGATGTTCGTCCGGCTGTCGAGCACCCGCGACACGTCGACCTATGTCAACGACGTGACGATCGGCCAGGCCGCGGCCGACATGGTGGTGCCGGCACCGTGGGCCGCAGCAGACCTCGGCAAGGTGCGCTGGCACCAGGAGGGAGACGTCGTCTTCGTGGCGTGCGCCGGCTATCAGCAGCAGCGCATCGAGCGCCAGGGCTCCGACAGCCCGCGGTCGTGGTCGATCGTCGAGTATGCGCCAGAGGATGGCCCGTTCCGCGATCTCAACACCGGGCCCGTGCGACTGTCCGGCTCGGCGCTGACCGGCGACATCACGCTGACGGCGAACAAGCCGTTCTTCAAGTCGACGCACATCGGCGCCCTGTTCTCGCTCGCCTCGGCCGGGCAGGAGGTTACCGAGCAATTCACGTCGGACGACGTCTTCACCGACCCGATCCGGGTCACCGGCGTGGGCACCGGCCGGTATTTCAACATCGAGATCGTCGGCCCGACCTTCACGGCGACCACCACGGTGACCCTGCAGCGCTCCGTTGCCGAGCCGGGCGACTGGACCGACGTCACCACGTTCAACGCCGTGTTCGGCCCATCGCCGTTCTATGACGGGCTCGACAACCAGATCATCTACTACCGGATCGGGATCAAGACCGGCGGCTACACCGTGGCCGACGACATTACGGCTACGCTCACGTATTCGGCGGGCTCGATCACCGGCATCGTGCGCGTGGCCGGCTTCACGAGCTCGACGTCGGTCGGTGCGCAAGTGTTGAGCCCGCTCGGCCGGGCGGGCCAGGCTACGCCGGATTGGCGCGAGGGCGACTGGTCGGCCCGGCGCGGCTTCCCCTCGGCGCTGGCCATGTTCGGGGGGCGGCTCTTCTGGTTCGGCAAGGGCCTGGAGTGGGGATCGGTGCCCGACCAGTTCGACAGCTTCGACGACACGATCGAGGGCGACGCCGCACCGATCCGCCGGAGCATCGGTGCCGGCCCGATCGACAACGTGAACTGGGGCTTGGCGGCCGACAACCTCCTGATCGGCCTGGAGAGCACGATCGTGGCGGCGCGCTCCTCCTCGCTCGACGAGCCGCTCACGCAGACGAAGTTCGACCTGAAGCCGATCGGCGACATGGGCACGGCCGCGGTCCCGGCGATCCGCGCCGATACCTCGTGCATCTTCGTGGGCTTCAATGAGGCCCGCGTCTATGAGATCGCGAAGGATCAGGCGGGCTTCTACCCGCCGCCCGACGATCTCACCGCGCTCGTGCCGGAGATCGGTAACGGCGGCTTCGTGCGCCGCGCCTACCAGCGCTTCCCTGACCGTCGTCTTCATCTGGTGCGCAGCGATGGCACCGTGGCCATCCTGGTGTTCGACAAGCTCGAGCAGGTGCGCGCCTGGATAGAGGTCGAGACGGACGGGGCCGTCGAGGACGTCGTCGTGCTGCCCGGCGCCGTGGGCGCCCGGAGCGAGGATCGCGTCTACTACGTCGTGAACCGCACGATCGACGGGGGAACGAAGCGCTTCGTGGAGAAGTGGTCGACCGAGGCGCAGTCGATCGGCGCCGCCGATACCCGGCTCGTGGACTCACACGTCACCGGCACTCTGGCGGGCTCGACGTCCGTTCCCGTGGCGCACCTCGAGGGCGAAACAGTGACCCTATGGGGCAACGGGAAGGACCTCGGGACTTACACCGTGGAGAGCGGCGCGATCACGTCGGCCGAGGCGATCACCGGGTTCTACTGCGTCGGCATCCCCTACGAGGCGCGCTACAAGAGCGCCAAGCGGGCGCTGGCCGACCAGCTCGAGTTCTTCCTCACGCACCGCAAGAAGATCGACACCATCGGGTTGGTATTGGCCAACACGCACGCCCAGGGCCTGCAGTACGGGTCCGACTTCGACAACCTCGACGATCTCCCCCAGGTCGAGGATGGCGCCGTGATCGACCTCAACTCGATCTGGGAGGCGCTCGATACCGACCCGGTGACCTTCGACGGGGTGTGGTCGACCGACCCGAGGCTCTGCCTCCAGGCAGCCTCGCCGCGGCCGTGCACGGTGCTGGGCGTGGCGCTGCGCGAGACCGGCGATGAGTGAGTTCGTGCCCGCCACGCGCGCGCTCGCCGAGGCGTTCTACGGCGCGCCGCCGCCGTTCTCGTTCCGCGGCTGGGTGTGCCTGATCGATGGCCAGCCGGCCGGCGTCTGCGGCCTCTACGAGCAGGGCGGGCACCGCGTGGCGTTCTCGGACATCGCGCCGGCCTATCGCGATCGCCGGAAGGACATCGTGCGCGGCATCCGCCTGGTGCGCAGCGCGATCGAGGCCTCGCCGATCCCGGTCTACGCCAAGGCCAACCCGGAGGAGCCCGGCGCCGAGGCGTTGCTCGCCCGGCTCGGCTTCGAGCCCCTCGGTGAATTCATGGTGCGCCGATGATGTGGTCTCCCAAGATCTCCGACGTCACCCAGCGGCCCGACGAGCGCGGACGCTGCTTTACCGGGCTGGAAGCCCTGGCCGCGCTGGGCGCTGTCGCGACCGTGGTGTCCACCGGCATGTCGATCGCCGGGTCTTCGCAGCAGGCAGACGCCCAGCGCCAGGCCGGCGAGATCGCCTACCAGAACGCGGTCGCCCGCAATCAGCAGATGCAGGCCGAGGCCAAGCGGCTCGAGGACCAGGCGAACTCCCAACAGGCCATCGCCCAGCGCCAGGCGATCGAGGAGCGCCGCAAGGCCCGCATCCTGGCCGGGCGGGCGCAGACCGTCATGGCGGCCTCGGGCGCCGGCGTCGACGAGAACGTCCTCGCCGGGATCCTGGGCGAGGGCGACTTCGCCTTCGACACCGCGCTCGCCGAGGGCGATCAGAAGGCCCAGGACTCTCGCTTCGACGCCGAGCTGAGGCGCTGGCAGGGCCGCACCGAGCTGGCGTCCGGCGGCACCACCCGCTCGGCTCTCCAGCAGCGCGCCGGCACGACGGAGACCATGGGCATCGTGGGCGGCATCACCAGGCTTGCGAGCCTCGCGAGCCGCTACGGCGATGGCCCGGCGCCGGGAGGCGCGAGCCTCGGCACCGACGCGCCGGCCTTCGGCGCCGGCTACTCCGACTGGTTCGACCGGAACGTGGACATCTGATGGCTACCTTCCCCATCGCCGCCGACATGCGCCGCCCGGTCCCGCGCGTCGAGGCCGGCCAGTACCGCACCGCCCGCGCCGCCGAGATCGGCACTGAGGGCGCGCAGACTGCCTTTGCCCAAGGCACCGCTCTGCGCGAGACGGCGCGCGACATCGACGCGCTCGGCCAGACGCTCGACACCGCGGCCGCACAGAGCGCCATCAACCAGCTGCGCACCCGGCGCCAGGAACTCACCTACGACCCGGAGAAGGGCCTCCAGCGCATCAAGGGCGGCCAGGTGCTGGAGAAGGGGCCCGACGGCAAGCCTCTCCTGCAGAGCCTGCCGGCAGCCTTCAAGGCGCAGTCTGACGAGATCGAGGGCCGCATCTTGAGCCCGCGCGCCCGGGCGATCTACCAGCAGGTGGCTGCGAACGAGCAGCGCCAATACCAGCACGACGTCACCGTGCACTTCGCCCGGCAGACCGAGCAGTTCGAGGCCGCGACCTACAAGGACGCGACGCTGCTCGACCAGGCTGAGGCTGCGAAGGCCTTCACAGAGCCCGCGAAGGTCGAGGCCATCGCCAAGCGCCAGGCCGACCGGGCGATGCTCTATGCCAACCAGCGCGGCCTGCCCGGCGAGGGAGCGGCAATCGCCGCCCGCTCCAACGTCTACCGGGTTGCAGTCGAGAGCCTGCTGGCATCGGGCGACAGCCGGCGCGCGCTCACGTACTACGACAGCGTCAAGGACAAGCTCGACGGAGCCGATGCGCTGATCCTGCAGGCTCGGCTGAAGAGCACGGCCACGGACGTCAACGCCGACGACTGGATCGAGCTCAACAAGCCCAACCCGCAACGTGCGCAAATCCGCAAGTTCTGGGAAGCCAAGGGCTACTCGCCGGAGGCCGCGGCCGCGCTCACCGGGAATTTCCAGTCGGAGAGCTGGACCTTCGACCCGATGGCCCGCAACCCGGGCGACGGCCGCGACGGGTCCGACAGCATCGGGATTGGTCAGTGGAACGGCCCTCGCGCGAAAGCCCTCGTCGCCTTCGCCAAGGCCAACGGCCTCGACCCGCGCAAGGTGTCGACCCAGCTCGAGTTCGCGGCCCACGAGCTGGAGACCAGCGAGGCATCGACGCGCGATGCGCTGAAGGCGGCCAAGTCGCTCGACGAGGCGAACCGCGCCGCCATCGGCTTCTTCCGGCCCGCCGGATGGACGAAGGACAAGCCCGAGGGCGCCAACAGCTATGGCGTGCGTGCCCAGCGTGCGCTGGCGGCCCTGAAGGAGAGCGGCGGGCCGGTCGAGAAGGGTGACAGTAAGGCGCTTGTGCTGGCCGTGGCGAACGATCCGACGCTCAGCAAGGAGGAGAAGACCGCCGTCGTCCAGAAGCTCAACCAGCAGAGCGCGGCCTATGAGGCATGGAAGGCGGCCGAGACGAAGTCGCTCGAGGACAATGCCCGCGTGGTGCTCACCACGGCAATGCTCGATCCCTCGGGCTACAAGGATGGCACGCTGCTCGCCTATGCCGAGCGCTTCGCGGCCGTTGGCAAGGCCGAGGAGGCGGCGCGCTTTCGCATCCTGGCGGCCATGGAAAGCCAGCTGAAGACCTTCATGACAAGCGCGACCGATGCGCAGCGCGCGACGATCAGCGAGCTTCTCAAGGGCCTCCCGAAGGAGATCGCCGAGGGCGTCCTGAAGGGCGACAGCCGCGGCCGCGCCGAGGCCAAGGCGCGCGGCACCGAGGCCATGGGCGTGCTGCAGAAGGCCATCGGCGACAACGTGGCGCCCGATGGGCTGCTCGCCCAGGCAAAGACCGCGATCGGCCATTTCAACGCGGCGGGTGACAGCGAGAGCGCGCGCAAGGTGGCCGAGGCCTACGAGAACGCAGTGAAGGCCCGGTCGATCTCCATGCAGAACCCCGAGGCCGCCGCGCGCACGGTCGAGGAGCTTAAGACACTGGCCGACAGCGGCCGAGCCACCCAGCAGCAGCTGCAGCTGCTCGACGTCGCCGGCGAGACGCTGCGGCGCCAGCAGGCCGCTTTCGACAAGGACGCTTATGCCGCCGGCACCGATCTCTATCCGAACGTTGGCAAGCCCATCCCGGTGAACTGGACCGAGCCGCCGGAGAAGATCGCCGCGACCCTGCAGGCGAAGGCCCAGCAGGCGCGCCAGATCGGCCTGCTGCGCGGCGGCGCCACGGTGCTGCCGTTCTCTCAGCCCGAGCTCGCGCAGCTCCGCCAGACGCTCGATACCGCGCCGCCCGACCAGCAGGCCCGCATCCTGTCGACCTTGGCCTCGCTCCCTCCCGACATGGTGCCGCGCGTGGCGGCTGCGCTGGCCGGCAAGAGCGACACCGGCGATCCCCTCTCGCGTTCCTACGCCGCCGCGATGGCGCTCTATGCCGACCGCGACCCCGAGCGCGCCGTGGTGGCCGACCAGGTGCTCCGGGGCGCCCGCCTGATGAAGGAGCAGGGCGACGCCGGGAGGAAGCCCGCGACGACGTCCGACGCTTGGCAGACCGCGCTGAACGACCGGCTCTCCAACGTCTTCCTCGAGATGGGTGGCCGACCGCCGGCCGTGATCGCCGATGCCGTGGCGGCGCACTACGTCTGGCAGATGGCCCGCGCCGGGAAGCAGGGCGACAAGACCGACCCAGACGTCCTCGACAAGTCGATCACCGCGATCATGGGCGAGGCCATCACCCGCAACGGCCAGGCATTCCTGCCGCCCAAGCGCGGCATGACACGATACGAGTTCGACCAGCTGCTTGGCCGCCTCACCGATGCCGACCTCGAGGGGCTGCGCACCGGCGAGGGCGACCCCGTGACGGCCGACGTGATCCGCCGGCGCGGTGTGCTGACCAACGTAGGAGACGGCGTTTACAAGGTCCGCGCGCCCGATGGGAGGCGCGGCGGGGACCTCGCCGAGATCGTCGACCCGCGCACCGGCCGTGCATGGATCCTCGACGGCAAGATGCTGCTGGAGCGCACGCCACCCGCACCGGCCCGCGACCCCAACGCACCCGACTACATCCAGGCGCCGCCGCTCGCCCGGCCGAGGCCCTGATGGGCATCCTCGACGTTTTCGCCGCCCAGTCCGACCGCTCGGCGCCGAACCCGCTGCAGGCCCTGCCGCGCACCGCCGGCGAGCGCTTCGAGGCCGAGTGGTCGGCGACCTTCGCGCCGGACCGCTACTTCACCCGCCAGGGCGCCTTGCGCGAGCGCGCCGAGACGGTGATCGGCCAGCTCCGCGAGGCGACGGGCGAGGCGCTGCGCAACCCCTATGATGCCGCGCCGACGCCCGAGGAAATGATGCGCCTCGGCAACGCGCCCGCCGTCACGGCCGAGCGCCTGCAGAAGCTCCGGGAGCGCGCCGCCATGGTGCGCGAGATGTTCCCCGACAAGGAGAACCTGCCGCAAGGCTTCCTCGATACCGACTTCGAGGGCCAGATCGCCCTGGAGGCCCAGACGCGCCGGCGGCGCGCCGCGCGCTTCGAGGACACCGGATCGGGCTGGGCGGGCTTCGCCGGCGGCGCGTTCGGCGAGAGCGTAACCCCGCTCGGCCTGCTGGGCTTCGCCGTGCCGGTAACCCGGCTGCCGACGGCGATCAGCTCGACGATCGGCCGCGGCTTCCTCGCCAATGTTTCACGGGAAGCGGCATTGCAGGCCGGCGCCAACGTCGCCCTGCAGGGCTTCACCGAGGCGCTCGACGCGGCCAGCCGACGCGAGTTCGGCACCGTCCAGTCGGCGCGCGAGGTGATTGCCAACCTGGGCGGCGCGGCCGTGCTGGGTGGCGTCATCGGCGGCGGCGTGCGGGCGCTGCATCTCGGCTGGCTGAAGCTCTCCGGCCAGTTGCGCGATGCCGCGCCGCTCGAGGTGCGCGACGCCTTCCGCGTGCTGGAGGCGGACGCGCTCTATTCGGGGCAGAACCGGCTGGGCGTCGAGCCGGGCCTGCACGAGCGGGCGATCGACAGCGCCACGCGCGATGTCATGCTTGGACGGCCGGTGCGCACCGCCGAGCTGCTGGCGCGAGCGGATACGCCGATGACTGCGCTGGCGACGATCCTGCGCGAGCCTGGGCCCCTGCGGATCGAGGGGATCGACACGGCGCTCGACCGCATCCGCGCGCTGCCCGACAGCGAAATCGAGGGGTTCGCGCGCGAAGTGCTGCCCCGGAGCTTCGCCCGGTTCGACCGGCTCGACGGAGAATTGAACGCACTGCGGGCCCGGCTGGACGATCTCAACGCCCGCACCTCGACCATCTACGACCTCGTCGACCCGGACACCGGCGAACGCCTGCGGGCGATCGATGCCGACCTGGCGCGGCAGGGGTTGAGCCGCAAGGCGCGCAACGACCTCGAGCGCGAGCGCGACATGATCATGGGCACGGTCGACCCGAGCGACCGCCTGCCTTCCCGCGCCGAGAAGGCGCGCCAGGCCGAGATTGCGGCCATCCGCAAGGAAATGGACCAGCTGGAAGAGAAGCACGCGGAGGCCCGGGCGACGGCCGATGCGGCCACGGCCAAGCTGCGCAAGCGCCTGGCCGCGTACCAGGGCGAGATCGAGAAGGCCATCCCCGGCCTGCGCCAGATGGTTGCCGAGCTGTATCGCCCGGCGCGGCCCGAGGCCCTGCAACGCAAGTCGACCGACGACATCGCGAGCCAGATCCCGGAGCTTCGTCCGCCGCCCGAGTGGCAGCCGACGCCCGACGAGCTGCGGATCGCGACCCGGGTATCGAAGGGGTGGACGCCCGATGCTCCCTTGCGCAAGCCGCAGTCCCTCATCGACTTCGTGCGCCGCAATGGTGGCCTGAGCCAGGGCACGCCCGAGGCGGCCGATCTGGTGGCGTCGGATCTCGGTCGGCAACCCGGCCTGCTGCGCAAGCGCGGCCGCCAGGCCGACCACATGGCGCAGGCGGCTGCCGATGCCGGCTTCCGGCTGGGCAGCGAAACCCGGTACGGGAGCGGCGTGGACGTCGACGCCTTCGTGCGAGCGCTGATCGAGGATGCCTCGGGCACCCGCAAGCACTTCCCGGATGACGCCCACACGGAAGGCTGGCAGACCCAGCAGCGCTACTTCGCCGAGTTCGACCGCTACCTGAACGAGGCCCTGGGCATCGACCTGAAGGGCAGGGACCCGCGCGATGTCGCCTGGGTGCTGTCGGTCGACGAGCACACGGCGCGGTTGATCTCGCTCACGGAACGCGCAGACCGTCTCGGCCCGCGCGAAAGCCTCGAACTGGCCAATCGCCTCGATGCGGAATTTGACCGCATGCAACGAGAAGTTCTTGCCATCGAGCCCGGTTCGGTAGAGCCTGATGCACCCAAGGCCGATCACCGGGAACTGTCGGCGGCGACCCTGGATGACCTGGAGCGCTACTATGCCGACGTTGAGCGAACTGCGGGCGAGGGTGGAGCGGGCCGATACCCTGCTGAAGAGCCCATTGCCCCCGGCGGACCGCCTGAAGGTCGCCAAGCTCAGGATGGCGGACGAAGCCCGGATCAGCCTGCGCGAGAAGTTCCCCGACCTGGACCAGCAAGCCTAGAGGCTGCACTCGAGCGCGCCGAGCTGTGGCGGCAGGCGCGCATCATTCAGGACACGACGCCGGCGCCCTTCGAGGCCCGGCAATCCGCCATCCCGACGAAATCTGACGAAGCCCTGCAGAGCAAGGCGCTCGACCTCGAGGCGGAGCGCGTCGCGATCACGCCGGCGAGCAAGGGCTTCGAGGTCCAGATCGGCGACCGCACCATGAGCGCGGCCGATGCGATCGAGGCGGCCGATCGCCAGATCAAGGAAGCGGAGATCGCGATGAACTGCGCCGCGGGGAGCCTCTGATGGCGGTAAGGGATTGCCTCGCCAAAGCCGTCGCCGACGGCAAGCTCTCGGCCGAGGGCATGGCGACCTATGAGCGCTATCTCGGCGATGCCGAGCGCCGGGCAGAGCAAGCCGGACTTTCTGGGCCGGGTGCCTACACCTTCGCCGTGACCGAGGCCGCAAAAGACATGGCCGATCGGGCGCGTTCGGTGAAATCCCAGGTCGCCACCGGGATCGTGGCGATCGATCGCGCCTGGGAACAGGCGAGCGGCCATAGCGTCAATCGCTTCTGGGGCATGCTCGCGGTGCTGGGCGAGAACGTGCGCGGCGGCGGCGTCTCGTCGTCGATCGTGGCCCGCCACCGTGCGGTCTACGGCACCTTGCAGAGCTTCACGTCAGAGTTCCTGGCCGACATCCAGACAAAGGCGGCCGGCTTGCTGCGCAACAGGGTGTTGCCCATCAACACCGTGCGCGCGCTTTACGGCGAGGCCAGCGACGCGGCCGATCACGCCAAGGCCTGGAGTGCCGCGACCGATCACGCGCTCAAGATGCTGCAGCGTGCCGGCGTGCCGATCGGCCAGCTGGAGGACTGGAGGCTTCCGCAGCGCTTCGACCCGCTGGCCGTGCGGGCGCTGGGCGAGGATGGCTTCCGGTCCATGATGATGGATTGGTGGCGGGATGGGAGGCTCCGGCTGCGCGACTGGGAAGCCGACGGCCGCGCGTACCTCACGCCCGGGGTCGACGATGATCGCGTCTCCGGGATCCTCGACCGGGCCTATCTCAACATCACCACCGATGGCGCCGGCACGCTGGAGCCGGGCGCGCTGCGCACCGCGACGCTCGCCGACAAGTACGGGCGCCGGCGGGCCTTCGAATGGGCGTCGGCCGATGCGTGGCTCGATTTCAACCGCACGCTCGGCGTCGGCGACGACGGGATAGGCGAGCTGATGGTCGGGCACATGAACCAGATGGCGCGCGACATCGCGGTCGCCCAGGTGCTCGGGCCCGATCCCGATCGCGCGGCAAGGGTGCTGCTCGAGATGTACGCCAAGGAAGGCGGGTCCAGGTACACCACGCGCTTGCTGGGCAACGTCTACGAACAGGCCTCGGGCAAGGCGGCCACCCCGGCATCGGAACGCATGGCGCTCGCCGGCCAGGGCATTCGCTCGACGCTGGGGGCCGCGCAGCTCGGCGGCGCCGTGCTCTCGGCCGTGACGGACTTCGCCTTCACGAAGGCCACCGCAGCATGGAACGCGCTCGACATGACGAAGATCGGCGCCGGCTACGTGAAGGGCCTCAATCCGGCCAACCGCGAGCACCGGGTCGAGGCCATGCGGTCGGCCCTCATCCTCGACGTCGGGCTCTCACGGCTGGGCGACGCGATGCGGGACAACATGACCGACGTCTGGTCGCGGCGCGGGTCGGGGGCCTCGGTCGACACCGCGATCAGCGGCCTGGCCGCCATCGCCGGACGCGCCGCCGAGTTCGTGATGCGCGCGCAAGGCCTCTCGATCCACACCCAGGCGATGCGCGATGCCGTTGGCCTGGTGATGCAGGGCCACTTCGCCGATGTTGCCGGGAAGCCCTTCGACGAGCTCGCGAGCATCGATCGCCGAACGCTCGGCCGCTACGGCATCACGGCCGAGGATTGGGAGGTGCTGCGCAAGGGGGCGCTCGACAGGCGCGGCGATGGCGTTGCCTTCCTCGATCCCGGCCGGCTGGCGCGCGAGGGCTCGCCGCGGGAACAGGAGGCCGCTCTCCGCTTCATCGGCGCCGTCGCCGGCGAGCAGCGCTTCGCCGTGCCCGAGGGGAATTCGGTGACCCGCGCCGTGGTGCTGGGCTCGACCCGGCCGGGTACGCTCGAAGGCGAGGCGCTGCGCGCCATGTGGCAGTACAAGGGCTTCCCGCTCGCCGTCACCATGATGCATGGCTTCCGGATGATGGACACGCTCGCCGACGTCGACGGCCAGTGGTTCCGCGGCTCCTACATCGCCAGCATGGCCGTGATGCTGACCTCGCTCGGCGGCCTTGCGATCCAGCTCAAGAACCTCGCCGCTGGCAAAGACCCGGAGCCGATGGACAGCGCCAAGTTCTGGGCGAAGGCCGTCGCGCAAGGCGGTGTGGGCGGCATGCTTACCGACATGGCCAAGCAGGGCTTCGCGGCACAGAGCGCGACCGATGTGGCGCGGCTCCTGTCACCGACGGCCGGCCTGATGTGGGACCTGCAGCAAGTCTCGCTCGGCCAGCTCGGGCAGCGGTTCGATGGCGGCGAGCCGCACTTCGGGCGCGACGCGGTGCGCTTCGCGAACAAGTACACGCCGGACCTGTGGTACACCCGCCTCGCCATGGACCGCCTGGTGTGGGATCGCCTCACCAAGGCCACCGATCCCGATGCGGCCAGCACATGGGCGCGGATCGAGGAACGCACCCGCAAGGATCAGTCGACAAGATTCTGGTGGCGCCCGGGCTCGACCGAGCCGCGCGTACCGGCGCTCCAGTAGGGACCGCACGAACCCAATTCCGGCCTTCGGGCGTATTGTGCCGCGCAGCCATTGGGAGCCGCCATGTCCTTCGTCGACCGTCGCCAGGGTGTCGTTGGCAACCTCGCCTTCAAGGCGCCGGTCCGGGTCGCGACGACCGCGGCCATCACGCTGGACGGCCTGCAGACCATCGACGGCGTGGCGCTCGCCGCCGGCGACCGGGTGCTCGTGAAAGACCAGGCGAGCGCCATCGCGAACGGAATTTACACTGCAGACACGGGCACCTGGCAGCGGGCGCGTGACTTCGACGGCTCCCACGATGCGGCCCAGGGCACGCAGGTGGCCGTGGTCTCGGGCACCACGAACGCCCGCACGCAGTGGATGCTGTCGACGACGAGCCCGGTGATCGGCACGTCCAGCCTCACGTTCGTGCGCGCGACGGTCACCGATGCGGGCGGCGTGCTCTACCAGCCGACCTGGACGGGCGCGCGCGAGCGCACGACGCGCGAGCGGCTCATGGACGAGATGGACCTGCGCGACTTCGCCACCGAGGCCGCGCTCCAGGCCGATTGCTTCGCAGCACTCACGGCCGCGATCTCGCAGATCTCCGTCGCCGGAAAGATCAACATCCCGGCGCTGGTGATGGAGTGCTCGGAGGAGGTGACGATCCCGGCCGGCAAGGCCATCCACCTCGAGGGCCGCGTGCCGGGCCGCACCTCGGCCGACGGATCGGTCATCAAGTTCCGCACCCAGGGCACCGACAACGGCTTCGTCGTGCGGGGCAGCGGCTCGATGATCACCAGGATGGTGATCGACGGCGGCAACGTGATGCCTACCGACACGGGGCTCCTCGTCGTGGCGGGCAACGCGGCCGAGACGCGCTTCTACGACCTCCGCATCCAGGGCGGCTACTTCAACGTCTGGCTCAAGAACCTGCTCCGGGCCAAGTTCCTGACGAGCGTGTTCAGCGGCGTGACCGGGCCGGCCGTGGTGAAGTTCAACGGGATCGGCGATGCCGAGGCCGTCGTCGAAGTCGGCTTCTACGAGTGCCTGACGTCACCGAAGAACAACACATCGGACCACTGGCTTCTCGACGGGCTCGTGCAGTCGGTCCGCTGGGTGTCCTGCGGCTCGACGGACACTACGTCGCTCGCCGGCCAGTGCGCGGTCAAGACGGTGGACACGACGTCGAGCGCGGGCTCGGCCGGGCACCACTCCTGGATCGGCCGCGGCGTCGAGAACATCAACGCCCAGCCGTTCCGGCTCGAGCACGGTGCCCATATCGAGCTCTACTCGACGTACATCTCGGGCGACGGCGACACGCCCGGCATCTACGTGGGGCCAAACTTCGGCGGCGACTTGGTCGTGGGCGCCGACGTCTTGATCCGTGGCATGAAGCGCGAGGCGATCGATATCTGGAGCCCGAACGGCGGCATCGTCGGCGGGCGCATCGTGAACAACGGCAGCGCTGGGCTCAGCACCGACACCTACACAGTCACCGATGCCGACGACAACGGCGCCGGCAAGGTGCGCCTCTCCTGCACGCCCGATTCATCGTGGGACGCAAAGGCCGGGGACCGCATCCGCGTGGCGAGCGTCGGCGGCACGACGGAGGCGAACGGCGACCAGACGATCCTCGCCGTGGCGGGCGATCTCTCGTGGGTCGACATCGACGTCTCCTTCGTCAACCCCTACACGTCGGGCGGCACGTTCTACCTGCTCACGTACCAGATCAGGCTGCGTTCGACCTGCAACCGGACCATTGTGCAGCCGGCCTCGGTCGGCCGCGGCGAGCCCGGCAGCATCTACCGATGCGATGCCGACATCCTGATCGAGAGCAGCCTGGAGAACCGCGTCCGGCACCTGCCTTACTCGACGTCGGGGTCGGCTGGCATCCTCTATCTGCCGACCGTGGCGCCGACGAACTGCCACCAGTGGGAAGACCAGAAGCGCGTCAGGCTGTTCGTGGAATCGGGCGCCACCGGCACCGGCTACACGGTCGCGCGGCCCGAGTTCCCGAACGGCGTCTATGCGATCACCTCGATGGCGCTCAAGGGCTCGGTCGGCGGCGCGACGGTGCGTGCGGTCGCCCGCCTCAATGGCGGAACCTACGTCGAGAGCGGGAGCGTCAATTCGACCACGTCGCGCGTCGATACCGCAATCGGGACGCCGATCCTCTTTCGGCTCGGCGTCGATCACGACGCGATCGGCTACCGCGTCACCGCCGCCGGCAGCGAGGAGGACCTCGAGGTCGACCTGACGATTGTCCGCATCATATGACCTGGCTGCCGTGCTTGGCGCGGACCTTGGATGCGAAGGTCCCTGGGATGGGCTTCTTGCGCATGACGAAGTAGTTGGCCCGGGCCGCGGCCCGAAGGGTGCGCCGGACCCTGGCTCGGGCCTCGCGCTTCTGGTCGGGCTCCAGGATATCGAACTCGGCGGCCGTCATCCGCAGCATGCGGGCGGCGATGAAGTTCTCGGTGGCGGTGTCATAACCGGGGCTTTTGTCCATAGTCATGGGGCCTTTCCTGCAAACAGGGTTGCCATAACCTAGCTGCTGGCCCCGATGCGGTCCAGTAGGGACCGCATGCAGGTCATCCGCCCGGTCGGGCTTAGAGTGCCGCCAATCCCCGCGTAGCCTTTTGGGAGATCGGATATGGCAGCCCTTGCACCGAGCGCCACCGCCAACGGCCGGCAGTACCGCCGGATTTCGTCGAGCTTCACCCGACCGGACGATACCACAGCCTACGCCGCCGGCGACCTGGTCGCCAATGACGTCGACGCTGCCGACGTCGTCGCCCTGAGCTGGCCCACCACCGGCAGCCGGCCGTTCGACATCCCAGGCATCCGGTTGCACAAGACCGGCCCAACCGGGGCGAGCTTCCGGCTCTACCTCTTCGCCGCGGCGCCGACGGTCGACACGGCCGGCGACAACGGCTCCCTCGACGCCAACGTCAACGGCGCCGACGATCTCATGGCCATCTACGAGGGCACGCTCTACGGCATCAAGGACGGCGCCGTGGGCCTGCTGGTGCCGATCTCGGGCGTGATCAAGCGCGAGTACGTCGGGGACCCGGCGACCCTCTACGGCCTCATCCGCGCCGGCGAAGCCTACACGCCGATCGCGGAGGAGGTCTTCACCGCGACGCTCGTCTTCGAGTTCGACCAGTGAGCCGGTGGGTCGACGCTGTCGTGCTGCGGCGCGAGCGAGGCAGCGTGCGTGGCATCCCGCTGGCGTTCGTTGCGTCGGCGATCTCGGTTGGAGAGACGATCGACGTTCCGGCGGGCGCGCGCGCGGGCGACCTGGCGATCCTGGCCGACTTCGCGATCACGCCGGCGGCCTCCGTCGTGCCGACGAACTGGACGCAGATCGGCACGACGCTCGGCACGACGAACCGGCGCATCACGTCCCGCCGCGTCCTGACGGGAGGCGAGGGCACCATCACCGGCATGGTCGGCGCGACGAACACGCAGAAGGCCATGCTGGTCTTCCGCAAGCGTCCGTCCGGCCTGTGGGGCGCGCCGACCAAGCACACCGAGCAGTCGACCACGTCGGCGCCGACCAACCAGGTGATTACGGCCACGCCGGGGCCTTCGATCCTGCTGGCCGTGTACTGCGGCTCGGGCGGTGCCTCGACGCGCGGCTTCACGCCGGCGCAGGACGCCGAGGTGGCCGTGACCGGAGCGCGCCTGCACGTCCGCTACAAGATCCACCGGGTGGCCAACCCGGAGACGACCATCACCATGAACGACGACGGGTCGAACATCCTGTCGTCGTTCCGCGTCCCGGTGCTGTGATGAGCGATCCGAACGATCACGGCCGCCGCCCGGCCATGGAAGTCCTGGCCAGCCGGGAGATCACGGTGCTCTACCGCGGGCTCACCCTGTTCGGCACGGCACTGCTGCTGATCGGCGGCTACGTCATCAACGACAAGCTGAACAAGCTCGATCGCATGGGCGACATGGTCAACCTGCACACGCTGGAGATCGGGCTGGTGAAGTCCGACGTGGCGTACCACGGCCGGCGGATCGACGCGCTCGAGCGCTGGCGCAACGGGACGAGGGGGGCAGCGCCATGAACGAAACCGCTGTCGATGTGGCGCCGCTGGTGCACCAGGTGCTCTTCCCGATCGCTGTTGCGGTCGGCGGCGTGCTGGCGACGTGGATTGCCGCCAGGCTCGCGGGCTGGCTCGGCATCAAGCGCGAGGATGCGCTGGCGCAGAAGCTGGAGGAGGCGATGAAGAACGGCCTCGCGCTGGCTCAGTCGCGCCTCGAGGCCAAGATCGGGAAGGGACCAATCAACGTCGACGTGCGGCATGAAATCGTCGCGACGGCTGCGCGCTACGCCGTGGACAACGTGCCCGGCACGCTGAAGGCCCTGCACGTTACGCCCGAGAGGCTGGCAGACAAGCTCGAAGCGCGGCTCGGGCTGAACACCGTCCCGCCCGAGCAGTCGATCGCCGTCCCGACGCCAGCCGCGACCATTGCGGTCGAGGACAAGCGCGCATGAGCCTGTTCGGCCGCCTGTTCGGTGCCATCCGCGACGACGCGGACCCGCGCGATCACCGCTTCCTCCTGAGCCATCCCGAGGCGGCCGAGGTCCCGCTCGATCCGATGGTCGACCTGCGGGACGTCCTGCCGCCGGCGTGGCACCAGGGCGTCACCTCGAGCTGCACGGCGCAGTCGTGCGCGGCGCTGATGGCCTACCTCTACCCGGGCTTCACCGCGAGCCGCCTGCAGGTCTACTACGACACGCGCGCGATCGAGGGGACGGCCGACCGCGACACCGGCTCGCAAATCCGCAACGCCATGAAGGTGCTGCAGAAGACCGGCGCCATGCCCGAGAGCGCCTGGCCGTTCGATGCCGCGGCCGTCACCAGGCCACCACCGGCCGATGGCGAGCGCTGGACGATCGCGGCCTATTCCCGGCTGGCGTCGGAAACCGAGATGCTGTCGTGCCTGGCGCTCCGGCATCCGTTCGTCCTGTCGTGCCAGATCCCGGAGACGCTCGATCGCGAGGCCGGAAGCCTCGGCGTCATGACGCTGCCGGCCGGCAAGCCCGACATGCTCGGCATGCACGCCATGCTCTGCGTCGGCTACGACCTCGACTTCCGGGCGAGCCCCGTCGTCGCGGCCTCGGCGATCGATCCGCAGCGGGTCGATAGCACCGCGCTCCTGATGCGCAACTCGTGGGGGGCACATTGGGGCCTCTCCGGGCATTTCTGGCTGCCCATGAGCTGGGCGACCAACCCCTCGACCGGCGGGGACTGCTGGACCGGCCACAAGCTCGTCACCACCGCCAGCGACCCGCAAGGGCCGACGGTCGCCGGCGTCCCGATCCAAGGCCAGTTCAAAGCATAGGAGTTCCCATGCGTGTCTCCCTCCTGCTCGCGTCCGCTCTCGCCATCGGCGCCTGCTCGACCACGGGCAAGCCCTCGATCGCCGACGCCCAGGCCGCGGCCGTCAAGGCCTGCTCGTTCCTGCCGACGGCGAACACCGTGGCCAATATCATCGCCGCAGGATCTCCGGCGCTCGGCACCGCCAGCGCGATCGCCGACGCCATCTGCGCCGCCATCGCGCCCAAGGCGGGTGCCGGCGCCGGCCGTCCGACCGTGGCGGGCGTGCCGATCGATGGTCAGCGGGTCCAGTGATCTGGAAATTCCTCGGCGGCCTGGTCGGCGGCGCATTCTCGGCCGCCGTCGACTGGATCATGCGCCGGCAGCAGCGGGCCGATCAGATCGAGCTCGGGCAGCAGCAGGCGACCAACGCCCAGCACGAGGCCTCGGCCAGGGCGGACAAGGACATGCAGATCGCGCAGGCCGGTCCGCGCGGGGCCGAGGTCACGAAGAAGGCGCTCGACGATGGCACATTCTAGGCTCCTGTCTGCCGCATTGGTGGGCGCGCTAGCCGCCTGCTCGCCACCGGCGCCCGTCACGGCGCCGATCGTCGTGGCGCCGATCCCCGCGTCCTACACCTGCGACCAGCTCGCCCGTGCCTCAGGTGAGTACGACAAGCTCCCGGCGGGCGCGATGCTCGCGACGATGATGGACGACTATCGCGTCGAGCGGCGGGCACTGCGGGCGCTCCACAAGCTGCCGGAGCAGCGTTGCCCATGACCAGCCTCCCCAAGCCCCTCCGGGGCTTCCTGCGCTGGCTCATCCTGTGGCTGGCCGTTATCGCCCTCGGGCTCGTCCTGCTGGGCTGGGGCATCGCCAGGGCGCAGCACCATCACCCCTTCCACAAGGACTTCTACCAGCACTGGAAGCAGCCCGGCAGCACGGCGAGCTGCTGCAACGCGCGCGTGCCGGGGCCGATGGGCGGCGAGGTCGGGGATTGCGAGCCTACCCAGGCAGACCTGCGGCGGGGACCGGACGGGGTCGTGCGCTGGTACGCATGGCTGCGGCAGCGACAGGAATGGCTGCCCATCCCCGACGCCAAGGTGCTCCGCGAGCGCAATCCGAACGTCTTCGACGGGCACCTTTGCTGGACGCCATCGGCGGGCGTCCTGTGCTTCGTGCCGCCGAATACGGGCGGGTAA